TTAGAATTTGATCTGAGGCAGAAGGGAAAGTGCAGGTGGTTGGACGGTATCACTGTTACCATAAATTTCATTGGATAATGATGCGTCAAATGAAATAATATTCCTACTACCATTGTGTGCATCACAATTTGTCATACCCTTTGTTTGGGATCGAAAAAAAGCCCCTGATTCATACCAAGCACCGTCGTTGGCAACCGAAGTACCCTCAATATTTGGCAGTCCGGCTACCAGCACATCTGTGGTATCTCCACCTTTTTTCCGTTGTCAGAATTTAATCTGCGGAATTAACATGATTGCTGCAGTTTGTACGGTTGTAGAAGCGCCGTAGATAGAACTACTACGAGAGGCTGCAAAATTTAAAACTTGATCCCATGTTTGCTCTCTACTACCGGCAGCGTGTTGACCTCCACTTCTACCACTCGTAAAAAAACTTCCTTTCGCATCATAGCCTGCACTAACGAAACAAGTATTATTCGCGGTATGAATGCTGGCCGAAATTTCAGGCAACCCAGGAGCTAATATAGCAGTAATATCTCCACCTTGGATAACCCTATCGCGATAATCTGGAAGCACCATTGTTGTGCTTCCGTCGCCTCGCCCATACTTATACGGCTCACTTGCAGGGTCGTCCGTCCATAAATTATGTTCAGTGGCATATGCGGCTAATGTAGGATAATCGCTGCGATTTACTGTAGCTCCATTTGCTTTTACATGTTGCGGTAATAAAAACTCCTTATACGATACCCAACCCACCGGCAATAAATCAATAAATGTCATCGTACCCATTGCCTGCTTTACTCTTAGCGGCGTCATAACTTTGTCATCACTTGTTCCAGCTTCTGCATCTTCTTGAGTTGCTTTACCACTAAATCCTTCAATCTGATCAGCGGTTGTCTGTGGGAAAATTAAATCATAATCCTCTTCACTTACTGGATTATCCTTATTGGGTACATAAATCTGTCCTTTAATTTTAGTCATAATATCAACCCTCCATTTTTTTTATAAACATTTGACCTGTAAATGAAGCGGGCAAAGTATTTCCAATCTCTATAGCTTTCGGTATAAATTTCCATGTCCCATCAGCGCATAAAAAATACTCCTGTTCACCAGCTACAGGAGCAGGAACACGCCCAGCAGTCCCATCCGTCTCAACAGTTGCGCCTACCATATCTTTATATTCGTCAATCTTCAAATACGTTGTATCTATTTTTAATCCGTTTGCATCCTTAGCAATCGAATCAAAGCTATAACTCTTGCCTTCGCTCTCAATCGTTATCACGCCATCAACACAAGTAATCCTATCAATAGCCGCTGTTTCCGAAGTAACCATATAATATGGCAAATTATTATAAGTAGTTGTGCCGTCGCCTACTTTGAGCTTAAAAACATCGCCGTCCATTTCTATACACGGCTCCCCCTGACGCAGTACCATATTAGCCTGCTGCAGATTCGCTTTTGTGTCATGCCTGAGCTGCAGCACAGCCTTCAATTCCTTATCCATTTGCAGCCCTCCTATGCAGAAGCATTGCCGCCGTTAATAATTAGCCTGTCACCTGCAGGAACATACAACTTAGATGTACTGATTTCAGCGTTATCAATAGCCTGCTTCGTCCTCAAAGGCGTCATTGCTTTGGTATTGTTAGTATAAGCCTTAGCTTCGGCCTCAGTAGCTATATCAAGAGGATTAGAAATACTAATATAAGCGCTGCCGCTGAACCGATAAATATTCGTCTTATCATCGGCGCTACTTGTAATATCCACATAAATTTTGCCCTCTTCGCCGACGATCTCCGTAGTATGATCAGATTCAGTATAAAATTTACCATCATGGTAATAGCCCTCAATCACGTCATCAACATAGCTTGGCAGCTGTTCGCTTTTCACCAACCCATCCGCGCCCAAAGTTGCAACACCATTAGCGACACCTTTTTCACTATTCGGTATTTTGGTATCATCCTCAACCGTAATATTCTGCGTTCCATTAAAGCTAACACCATTAATTGATACTGCATTAGTCAACTTATCCGCCTGTACAGCAGCTTTTACATAGCCCTGCTTTGTTGCTGCATAAGTCGCCTTATCCAAAAATGTTTCTAAAATATAATCAATATCGCCTTTAAAATACGCAAGCGCAGTATACGCCTTTACTCCATCGCCAACTTTAACTTTATAAGTGTCGGCTTCAAAAGCACATTCACCTTTTAAAAGCACCGGATTCGCCGCCATAAAATTCGCCGCCGTATCTGAGCGCAAAACCAATTTTGCCATCAACTCTTTATTAGCCATTAGCATTACCTCCATTCAAAACTTTTATTTCCTTCCAGTCACGACCAACGCAATAATACATCAGTTTTTCTTCATCAAAACGGTACATAGCGTTATCTTCCTTATCCAGATAAATAACATCGCCGGCGCCCACAGTTGGAAACCCCAGCCGGCTATCATACTGCTGAACACTATTTACATCCACAGCAGTTTCGCTAAGCACCGCCCTTATCTGATTGCTCATACCGTTATCTCCTCCTCCAGCACAAAATTACCAACAGCAACCGTCTGCACTCGTCCATCTGCAAATGTCATTTGCAAGTCATATTTATAACTGCCAACTTCCAGTTCCTGCGTATCGGCAGCAGCTATAACAAGCTTCAACTCTGTTAACGTTTTTTCAATAGTAGCCGTCTCATCGGCAACCGCCTTCTTTACTGTGAATGTCAACACATCGCCCTGCTGCATTACATAGGGTTTGCACTTATCGTTATAACTGATACTCACATCAAAACTGGCATCATCACCTTTAGTCATCGTAATGTCATTCATAAAAACATTAAACATCACATCATCCCTCTACCGGTTTGATCCACATACTATTACGTTGCTGATTAATCGGCACCTCTACCGATGTCACAACGCTTGGTAGATTCACACTCTTTGTACTACTGCCGTTATAATCTAAAATATTTATCCCATTCAGGCTAAAAATCAAAGACTTAGCCTGCCCAACAGCGTTCTTACCCTCATTTACAAAACCGTTTACAGATGCCCTGTACACTAAAACTTCACCGTCAGCCAGGTCATCAGTAGTTATAGTCTTACCTGCGATCTTCCCAGCATTACCAGTAGTACCTACACCGATCAGCCCAGTTTCCGGGTCGATCTTCGGCACTACTTTATCCAAATCATCGCTGCCTAAAAAACCAGCATCAGCCAATCCAAGATACGCCTTATCAGTACTGCCTATCAAAATCCAGTCACTATTAACGCTATTTCTGATATATAATTTGCCGTCCTCAGCTTTCAGCTGCCCTGCAGTCAAATCATTATCATTAAAAACCTTATTGCCCTGAATATTTGTAAGTATCTCATAAATGCGCGGAATCTCCTTCATATACTTCTGCGCAAAATCATCTACCGTATCACCGTTAGGCCTGTAATCAAGCGCAAACAACACCTTATAACTCATATCACACCTCCACCACGTCAAGTTTAATCGAATTAAGGATAAACCTTACCCCGCTTCCGGTGCCCCTTATCCTTACCGCCTTATTTCTATACCTTATCCTGTTATCACTTGCATACATTCGTGACGGATACAATGTCCTGTCACTACCATAAATATCCTCAAAATTATCAAAAACAAATTCGCTGTTACTGTATACGATTTGAGCCTTACTCTTAACCAGCGGCATCGAACTGCGATATATCTTAGTGTAATTATGATAAACATACTTACCAGCAACCTGCAGCGGAGCAGCAAACCTCATCGCCCCGACATGAAAATAATTATCATCAACGTACTCGTTGCCCTGCGGCGTAACGTTTATAACCACACGCTTGATCAGATAATCATAATCAGCAATCATCGTTTTTGACTGTATCTGAAACTCCAACGGTTCACCGTCATCAGTAAAAGCCATCTCATCCAGCACACTTAAACCATTGATTTTAGCTACATAAACAACATCATTCACAGCAACGATATCAGCAACAGTACCATTAAACCGGCGCTCAAAAAATGCCCCAACAGTCAAATCGTACACCAGCACATAACCACCATCGCCTATATACCAAACCTGCTGCAGCGGAGGCACATACCTGGCCTTCACACCAGCAGGCAAAGCCTTAATCTCCCGCTCCACATTCGCACCTATATTCTGTGGCCTCATATCGCCATAATCCTGAGTAGTAACCACTGCTGCCAGTTCCGAAGCACCCATAATCATTACATTACTCGCAGCGCTGCAAAAAGCAGCTGGGCCTTTACAAAAAATATTCCGCCCCACCTCGCTGATCGACCAATCAGGATAATCACCGATCAGCCTGAACACCATGCCGTTACTCTTAATAATCAGCATATCGCTCGACATATTCACAAGCCCTATGATCTTACCGCCGGCCTTATAGCCAATCTGCACAAAAATTGCAGCACTAGGATCATTACTATCCTCTGTCCAGTTAGTCTCATCACCTACAGCACTATAACGCAGATTATCCTCATCATCAAAAACAAACACCCTGCCATTGCGTACGAAAACGCCATTGCATATAGGTGGAGAAGCGCTGATTGTTTTCATCTGCGTCCCTGCAACGTACTGCAAACGGCCTCCACTGGCAACAATCAAACCATCTTCCCATACAGTAGTCACTACATTTTTACTACCTGTCAGCCTGCCGATAACCTCATAACGCTGCCTGTCCTGCGTTGCCAATACCAGCCCGCAGTCTAAAAATAAAAGCAATGTATCATTCAATACATCATAAGCAGCGGCACTTACATTATGGTTACCATCATCATTAACCTTAAACAAAGTTCTGGTACCGCTCACAGTCCGCAAAAGCCCTGTCACCGAATCAACCTCAACATTAACGGCAACAGCAAGCTGATTATCGGCAATAGTTTCTTCTGTCGTCGATGTATTCAGACCGCCGGTAAAATCATACAGCGTAACCGTCTGCTGGTTAGCGTGTTTAGTCGCAAGCCTCATACCATCACCCTCAATAATAACTTTTTATAAAATGCGGGCCACTGGTCAAACGTAGCAATTTACTCTGCACATTACTGCGTATCTCCGCCAAAAGCTGGGACTCAACACTCTCGTCAAACTCATCCAGCATCGAAAGCCGCATCGCTGTAAACTCAATCAGTGAATCGTCATAGTCATCGCCAAAAAATGACTCATCCTCAAGACCTTGCTCCGTAAAACTATTTACGGTAGTTACAAAATACTGCATCTCCTTATCAGGAAGCGGGTAAACAGCAATCGCACTCTTAGCAACTACAACATAAACCTCTGGCTCACCCACAGCCGTCAAATCCTTAATTTCATGGATATTTACGGCATGGAGCATCTTTTTACCACACCGCACATCAATATAACGCACCGGGATATAATCAAGCTGGGCCACATTCTCGCCTTTAGCAAACGTACCTTTTGCCATCTTATCGGCCAGCAGCTCCGGCCGTAATTCAAGGAATATATTTCTGACAAACCGTTCCGCTTCATTAACAATATTTACTATCTGCTCATCAGTAAACCTGTACGCATCAACATCATTGATCTTAAACCGTACCCTCTCGACGATCGTTGTAATTTTCATTTTCATCTCACCTTAAAAAATAAAGCCCGCTAAAACAGCGGGCTTTAATAGTTTAGTCAGCAACAGAACTCGTAATAACCTGGACCGCAGCAAAATCAAACGTGTTGCCGTCAGGATCTGTAAATTTAGCTTTTTCAACGCCTCGGATCATGCCTGTAGCAAAGCCAGCCTTATCCTCATAGTCAAAACTTTTTTCTTTCCATGTCGGCTCCTGCGCGATCGCCAAAACTGCAGCCTGCGCGCCAAGCAGCAGGGCGTGTCCTACTTCTACCGTAGTCGCTGTGTCGCCGCTGCCGGAAGTAGCTCCGGTAGCAGTACGAATAACATTCTCGTGTTCATGCACGACAACGCCATCATATAAACCAAGAGCACCAGTAAAAATCGGATTGTCCAAACCACGCTGGTTAGCGTCTTTTTGGGCGCTCAACCATTTCTCGTCATTCTTCAAATCGCGAGCCTGATAACTGTCGATGATCATAACATAATAGTTTTTACCATTAACATTCACCGGACGAATCTTAGGCGTAGCCAGCATAGCCTTACGACGTGCAGCGGAAATCATTTCAGCGCTGAACTTATCGCCAGCAGTAATCTGATTTTCAGCCTTACGTCCACCAGCATAAAGCAGGCGATTAGCCGTAGGATCTGCGGTCAATGCTTTAAAAATATCTTTCTCAATCTTTTCTGCCAGCCATACTTTAAGAGATTCCTTCGCTGCGCTGCGCAGATCATAAGCAGCCTTTTGCTCCTGCATCGAGCCCGCCAATCTTACGGCATTGCGGATCTGATCGACCTCAACAGCGAAATCAAGAAAGATAATTTTTTCTTCGTTGCCCTCTAGCATGTTATCGCCGGTTACACCGTCACCAGTCAGTTTCATCATTAAGCCGGTAGTGATCTTATCTCCCTTTTCTTTTTTCAGGTCTGTTTTCTTCTCAATAATGGCGTTAGGCCCCTCGGCAGTAAAACGTCCGAAAAAGTTATCTACCTGCGCTTCTTTCCACAACTGCTTGCCCCATGCTTTCTTAGTTAAAGCCGGAGTAATCTTCGTATCATCGAACATCTGAAAATTAAAATAAAATTTACGCATAACTAAAAACTCCCTTTCTATTTATGCGCACAAGCAATCATTCCAGCGGTATACCCGCCAATACCTTCTTCAGTATTTCAGGAGGCAACTTATCAAGCGCATCTGCCCCCGGCTCATTTAAAATCCGAGCAACATCGTCTGCTGACATTGTAGTTGTCTTTCCTGCACCACTGACCTGTGTTGCCTTAGGCAACGCTTGTGCGGCTTCTATTTTTGCTGCTACATTCACTGCAGCGTTTTTGGCAGCAATGTTCTCCTGCTGCGGCGAGATCTGAGCTTTGTGCTGGGCATCATATTCAGCGGAAGCCTGATCAAAATAATACCTGGCCAGGACGTAATCTTCCGGCATGCCCTGTTTCCTTTGCAGGCGCTCAAAAGCCGCCTTAATCGCAGACTGTTCCAACGGCGGCAGCTGTAAAAACCTTTCTTCAGAAATATACTGCCATCGCTCCGCAGCGTCTGGCTTCCCCTGAAACTCATTTACAAAACCAGTAAACTGCTCAGTCGCGCTCTGTATACGCTTCGCCTTCTCAACACGTTCATGCGCAATTTGACGCCCAGCTTCTAAAATCTCATTAGATTCCTGCTGAACAAGAAGGTCAAACTGCTTCTTGCGTTCGATATTATCTGCAAAATCCATATTTGCAAGCTCGTCATCTGTAAGGCCCATTTGGCTTTTCGCTCGGCGAATAGCCTCAGACGTAACAGCTTTCATAATCTCCGCTTTATTCGGGACTTGCTCCTGCCCTTGATTTTGCATCGGCGGCTGCTTAGTAATCGGACCGGCCGGCTCTTGCGGCACCTGTGGCTGCATTCTTGCTTTCAGTGCGGCCAGTTCTGCTTCCGCTGCTTTACGCTTATCAATTTCCTGTTTGAAGCGCGGGTAAGGAATAGCCGTACCTTTCGGTGATTGTTCCTCAACTTGTTTGTTATCGCTGTCAGCATCAGCGTCCGGAGCATTCCCTTCATTCCCTGCCGATTCATCCTCACTACCAGCTTCTCCCTGTACATTTTTGGTATCTTCGGCCCCAACGGCGCTGGGCTCGACCTCTGTTTCAGCCTCTTGGTCTGTCAGATTTTCTTCTTCAGCCAAAGCCTGCAAAACATCATGATCAATACCTTCAATATTCAGCACCTGTTTTTCTTCAAACATTTGGAAATCAAAAAGTTGTTTTTTCATGTAAACTTCTCCTTTTTACGTCTTATAGACGAAGTGCGACCGTATCGTCGTCGGCACGAAATATATAAACGCTATAAGCGCCTATTAACCTCTAATGCGAGAATAAATGTCCAGCGCCATACTTACTTGCCTTAACTGCGCATCATTGTACTCACCACTATAACCGACAAGATTATCTAACATTTTCGTTGCCGTCTTTTCCAGCTTTGTTCTCAGCTCTGTCGGCACATAATAAATATCTTGTGGTAAACAAGAACATCCATCTTCAGGCACCACTACTGACTCCTCTTGTTCCACACATTTTGATGTTTCAACAGCTGGTATATCTACCTGACCTTTTTCTACTACAATCTGCTCACTGGTGATATCCTGATTTTCTTTCTCACTGCTCTCTTGCTGCTCAACTTCCGCTAAAGCTGCCGCCTCAACGGCCTTTTGTGCCTCAGTTTTTCTGTTAGCCATGTTTCTTTACCTCACTTTTTTAAATTTATAGCGCCGGCGCTGCGCCTGCCATCAAGCTTCGCGCCGCTGCATCCGTCAAAGTTTGGGGATTGCTTCCCGCCTGTTGACCCTGCCTGGAAGGCAAGCCCTGTCCCTGCAAAGCTTCCTGCATCTGCTGCAGTGATAACTGTCCTTCTGCCGGCTGTGTGATCTGCGCCGGTGCTCCAACAGCCATACCCATTTGCCGGGCATACTGCTGGATCATAAACTGCATAAACTGGTCTGCAACATCCTTAGGGAACATGCCTGCCTGTGCCGCCATCTGCAACTGCATCTCAACAGGCAAATCTTTAAACGCCATAGACTTAGACAATTTATACTGTCGCATCGCTTCGATTTCAGCTTGTTGCTGTTCCTGTGCAGCTTTAGCAGACGACTGCTGCCGTTCAAGATAGCGTTTTTTAATTTCCTCTTTCTGTGCAACATCTGACAAATCAAGCAGAATATCAAAAATCAAATCGCCCGGAATACCAAGCTTACTCGAAGCATCTACCAAAGTATAGAACTGAGTCGTCCTTTGCGTAGCCGTTGCCGGAGTATCAGCGATAACAATATCAAATTCTCCCTGGCTAAGATCATTAAGCGTAGTCTGCACTATCTGCATTGTCTGCGGGTCAACCGCACTCTGCTGCTGATTGACCGTAATAAAATCCGGCTTGCCACCAATTCCCACAATACGATACGTCTTTTGATCAGTGTAGTACTGCGGAATAACGCCCTTCGCATTACGCTTGCCCCACAATAAAAAAACGATACGTTTTTTAGCGTATCGCAAATTATCAAACAAAGTAGCAATATGTGTTATAGCCTGTTTCTGTTTCAGCTCAATGGCCCGGCCGCTGGCGGTATTGCTGATATCAGTCCCCATAAGAGCCTCATTGATGCCACTGATCTGTGTGAGCTCTGCACCAGCTTCCTGCGATGCCTGCATAACATTCATAGGCGCCTGCTGCGGCTCTATTCTCTGCATCCTGCCACCAGTCAAAGAACCAGAGCCAACCTTTATCAAAGCCCCCGGAGTGCTGGCGCTGTTTTTAAGATTACTTTCTTGCTCAGGGCTTAACGCCCCTTCCTCAGCTATCCAACCGCTGTTAGATTGCGTATTAAGGATATGCATAGCCTGACTGCGGCGCTTGTTGATCTCACGCTGCGGATCCTTCAAATCACGCACAACACCTGCGGGGATATCATCTTCCCCAAGATAGTAAGCCATAAAAGGAACAAAAGGCAGCTCACCATGCTCATAAGGTGACTTCATATCCTCCAAAACAACATTGTCAAAGAAACTTATTACCCTTACTTCTTCGCTCGGTACCTCCATCCGTTTTACAACAAGCCCTGCCTGAAGCATTTCTGGCTCAACCTTTTCTGTCACGCTGCCATCACGCAGTACAAACAAAAGCTTTTTAACAGACTTCTTATACCAGCACTCACACAATCTCACTTTATGAGTAGTCGCCTGATACCAAAGCTCTCTGTCACCGGTATCAGATTCTTCCTTGTCGTAAATATCATTCTGTGCCTCTATCTCGTCAGCCTTATCCGGATAGATATTTTTCAGTTCAGACTTTTCTACCCAACGGGCCCTGATAATATACCGCATATCCCTGTAATACTTATCCCGGCTCTCTGCGTCCGGGTAAATATCAAAGGGAGCAACTCGGCGAATAAAAGCATCGCCGTCTAAAGTCGTATAATCAAATCTGTAGCCTACCTCAAACCAGCCCACGCCAGTTAACGCGCCGTCTAAAAACACATCGCTTTCCTCGTTATCGTAATCCGATGCATCCATAACGTACTTAGTGACACCTTTGCGGACGTTGGCAAGATTCATATCATCATTAGTACGCGGCAAAAAATCAATATCATATCGATTCAAACGTTGATACCCAGAAAGCACATTCATCAGCGGCTTAATTCTGTTAACAGTAATAGCTGGCTTACCTTTGGCTTCCAGGCTACTCTTATCCGCCTGGCTCCATTGATCTTTACCAGTGTAAAAGCCACAATCCTCCCGTGCCTTTCGCCGCCACTCCGAAGTACAGGAAGAACTATCTTTGAACCACTGCTTAAATTTATGCAACTTTTCATTATTGGCTATAACTGTACTGTCACCAACTTTTGCATACTGTATATCACCCAACATCAACATCACCTCTTTGCACCTGCTCAGGATATTGTCTTACTGCTTCATCTAATCCCAAAAGAGCTGTTCGTACAATAGCTTCAGTCTGCGGATTACGTGAACATATAAATTCTAAATGCCCGTTTTCGCAGGCCTTTTCCTCATAGCGATTAGCATATTCTCCACAGCCTGCAGCACAAGTTTGAGCTATAGCAGAAACAACAGCACATACCAAATTATTCCCGGCGCTGTCGATATACTTTTCTTTGTACCCCGCATGCCCTCTGCAGCAAAAGTAAATACCATCTTTATCAATCAAAGCATTATAAGCAATCATTGTTATACTCCCCATACGCTAACAACTTTGTGATCGTTCCATCCGTCCAGTTCATACGGATCAGGTTTTTTTGACTGAGCCGGTCTATACGGCCTGCTGAGCAAACCGTAACCAATAGCATCAACAGCATGATCCTCACAGTTTGTATCATATTTTTCCGGATTATATTTATCATGCGTAATAGACGGCAGAGTACGAATAAGATGCACGCAGGTACTGAAAAAATATATACCTGGTATCTGCCTGCCCTCGTTATCCCTGTAACCTTCCAGCCGCAAACGTATTTCCTCTGCAACCTGTTCCCGCCCTTTGACTGAAGGATTAAAAGGACGGCATCCACTCGCAACCATCACTCTATTAATTTCTTCCGCTATACTCGGCGCTCCTGGATCCTGTTTATTCCAGCAGGCGTTATCTAAAACGCCATATTGCACAAGGTGCTTATCCCCCGCCTCTGCTGCAATGACCTTTTGTGCCACTTGCTTGGATGTTTCTTTTGTCCCTACATCAGCTTTACCGCCATAACCATAAAGCTCCCTGTAAATGTAAATCTTACCATCATAATCAACAGCGCCCCAGTAAAACGCATACGGATGATAACTGCCCCAGTCACCCATCCTAAAACGCATCCAGCCGTCAGGGATTTTAAAGGGTTTAACAACATGCACATCCCTATTCCAGCCAGAAAAGAATTGTCCCTCGAAAATATCCCAAGATCCGTCTAAATATGCCTTTCTTAATTCATCCGGAAGTGTTGCCAAAGCTTCCAGATAGCTTGCCGGCAAATAAGGATTATCCTTAACAAACGCTCTGACAAAAGCTATTCTGCCTTTATAGGCCTGTAATTCTTTTGGTATCTCTCCATCAACAAAGATTGCTTTAACCCAAGTATGACCTACACCACCAGGGTTAGTTCCGGCAATAAATTTCGGATCGTCAATCCCTGGCCAGCGTAACCGCATGCGTAAAAAATCAAAAACCGTCTGATTGTTAAGCGTCAATTCGTCCACAGCTATCGCCGCAAATTCACTGGATAAATATTTGCTTACCTTATCCAAATTACGAAAAGCCAAAACACCGCCGCCAAATTTTTCTTTTAAAGTAAATTCATGCGTCGATTCTTTATATGTTCCAAGCCATTCAGGGAACTCAACTATTATTTTAGACAGATGCCGTTCCCGGAGTGCTGGATAATCTTCACAAAAAAGGCCTACGCGGATACCGCGTAAGCCTAATTTTTTATACCATTTGATTAACAGATAAATCAAAGTCCATCGAAGAATATAGCTTTTACCGCCACCCGCCGCACCGCCATAAAGAGTATAAGTGTTACTTTCTACAGCTTTCAAAAATTCCCGCTGCCTGGGCGTTGGTTTTATAACATCACTTAATAGCTTCACGGCTCATCAACCTCTAAAATTATAGCTTGTAATTCTGCACCATCTTTACCACTATCTTTCAATTCGGCTTTAAGCTTTTTAATACGCAGCTCAGCTTCACCCTCAGGCTTCATATCCTCATACTGTTTAATCAAATTAGTCAGCGTAGACATTGCCCGTGACTGAGCATTCAAAAATGCAGCTTGTTTATCGGCAGCTGATTTTACAGCCCAGTGTTCAGCACCGCCGCTTTCAGATACCGATTCGCCATTTTTTATAATCGTATGGTCCTCAGCATCTTTTACAAACATCACCTGCTGCGCCCGGATAATAGCCGCATACTTAATGCAAATACTCTCCCAAAGCAAATCAAGCGGGCTTTTATTCTCAAGGCACTCCACCAGCTCCAGCGTTTCTGCTGGTAAATACTTCGCGTAAAGCCCATGCGTAAAAGCATTATGATTTCTGGCCGGAGCACCACCGCCCGGATTCCCTGCTGCGTTTTTATTTCCAACGGGTGCGCCCTTTTTTTGTGTGCATACTTTTTCTTTTGTGTGCACACCTTTTCGTGCCCATTGGTATCGCTGCTTCCAGCTCTTTATCGTATTGACGCTGACACTATATTTATCAGCCAAAGCCTGATATTTCATACCAGATTTATAATCTTCATAAGCTTGCTCGTGCTTCTCGCTCACATGATCACCACCGCCTCGTTATTTATGTTTGTTTCAACACATGAAAAAAGCACTCACGGATGTGAGTGCTTTGAAAGTTTAATATTTTAACAAGTCGCTGCTTTGTAAAACCTCAAATTCGTAATCATATTTTTCTAATATACCTTTAACTATGTTTTTATAGTATTCTGGCGCAGTAGGAGAAACATATATTTTTTCTATTAACGCCTCTAAATTAACATCCACTTCATATCCGTTATTTCCAATCTCAGAATCATACCCTTTGACCAATCTTAGTTCATTCTCGCATCCAAACTCGAATCTTTTATAAAATAAAACATCAACTATTTTTGAAATTTCAAAACCATCACCATTGTAATCATGATCTTGCTCATAGTTGAAATTCATATATTTAACTTTTCCCAAATACATGATACTCTTGCTTTTCTTTTCATCATTACAAGGCATTGATTTAATCAAATTCCCTATTTTAGACTGTATTGCAACACCAGACTTTTCATCTGCATACAATTTCCACATAGCTACATTTTCATTTTTGTTTATATGCCAGCAACTAACATAACATTTTTTCGCTTTTTTCTGCCACTTATTGTATTTATCTCTTATCGCTTCTTGTTCTTGTTCGCTTTTTCCCGATTTTTCTGAATATCTTATCGAATCACTAACAACTCCCTCATATGGATCATTAAATGCTGCAGCTTGACTCATATAAAGTTTTCTATTCATAATCAAGTATAAAAATTTCTCAATACTCATATAGCGCCAAATTTCATCATTTTCATCATATTCATTATCAATATGTGACCTTATTTTCATAAACAACCACCACCCCATTTTAGATGGCTTTATTATACCACAAAAGCCGCCAGCATTTATGCCGACGGCTAATTTTACTTACACTTCTTCCTGCAAACATTATAGCACCTATTTGGACACGTTAAAAGGACATCTTTTGGCAGCGCTAAATGGACAAAATTATAGCGCATCAGCACCGTAAATTTTCAGCGCCATTTTCTTTACAAGCCTATTCCTATTACGCCGTACAGTACGTTCATCACAATTTAATTTTATTGCAATATCAGTATCTGAAATGTTTTCAAAATATCTTCCTGTGATAGCTGCAACATATTGATCGCCCTGAATCATATTCAAGGCCGCAGCTATTTCGTCAACTTCTTTCTGATCACGCTGCAGCTTAATTTCAACCGCTAATATCTTCCCCGCTTGCCGTTCTTCCGGTGTTAGTCGAATACCATCAACGCTAAACGATGTGATATCCTTTGACTTCTCTGTAATCTTTTCCCGCTTCAGATCCTCGATATCAAGTTTATACCGTTTGATATTATCTAACAACGTAGGATAGGCGTATAATCGTGTTTCAGTCTGCTTATAACAATTCCCTTTACCCGCTGGCTTTACAACCGCCAAAGCTGATTTTACAGCTTCTAATGCGGCTTCTTTTGCCGCACGCTTGATAAATTTATTGATTTCCTGCTCTGTCAACCAAAATCACCCCTCTGCCCGTAAAACATCTGCAGCCACATCTATCGCAGCACTTTCAACTTCACTCAGCTGATGGCCTTGCTGTATCTGCCCTAATAACCCGATCACGTTTTGAAGCCGGTTTTCTCTTACACAATTTACCCTACGGCAGTAAACTTTATTCTCGCTTACTTGGCGGCTCCACACGCAGCCCTTACACTTATGTGCCAATCTAATCACGCTCCTTCAGTTCTTGATCTGCCAGAACTGACGCAATTACAAAGTAGCAGATTATGTCATCGATACTCTCTTGTACTTTGGCTCCGGTCAGCCCGTTATTATAAACGTGTGCAATATGCTTAGCGGCATATGCTTTTAACGCTTCATACTGCATCAAAACATCGCTATCTCCATACATCAGCCTTGCTCCTGCCGTAAAATTCGCCAAGGGGTCTTTGCCAGTTGCATACTGATCATTCTTGACCTCAAACATCCCCTGTATATAATTCAATTTATTTTTTACTGCTTGTACAAATTCTGCGTTAGTCATTAGTTACTCTCTCCTGTTCTATATTTTTCGATTCTAGCTTTAACCGCTGCAAGTAATTCTGCCTGCCCGGCATCCTTATGCGCTAACGCCGCCATTACCTGCTCATCCATAGTTCCTTTAGTAACCAAATGGTGTATTATTACAGCCTGCTGCTGACCTTGCCTGTATAGTCTGGCATTAGCCTGCTTATACTGTTCCAGGCTCCAGGTCAGTCCGAACCAGACTATCGTACTGCCGCCTGCCTGCAAATTCAGTCCGTAACCGGCAGAAGCCGGATGCGTAATAAGCATTTTTATCTTGCCCGCGTTCCAATCGTTAACATCCTCAGGCGTTTTCAGTTCTCTTGCATAATTGAACCATTTAAGCAACCTATCCCGATCATGCCTGTATGCATAAAAGACCAGTATCGAATTTCCTGATTCTGCTATTTCTTTCAATGCGACCAGTTTTTCGTCATGAATATCTATAACACCCTTGTTTTCATCATAAACAGCACCATTAGCCATCTGCAGAAGTTTGTTTGAAAGTGTTGCCGCAGTAGCTGCTGTAACATCACCTTCCGGAAGTTCTAAAACCAGCAGTCTTTCAAGCTCTTTATATCTCGCTCTTGCCCCGATCCCCATATCGATGCTGATCACATTGTCGATGCGTTCCGGCAGTTCCAGCCAATCTTCGGCACTCATACTAAAAGTAATATCACTGATTGCTCCATATATTTCCTGCTCAGCTCCAGGCTTTGGCTTATATGAATAAACCACGTAGCCATTGCTTTTATCTGGAACAAACCAGCGGTTACGGTATTCTGTTATTGTCCGCCCCAGTCTTTTCCCACCGTCCAGTAAATAAATCTGTGCCCACAGATCCATTAATTTATCGCCCGGTGTACCGGTCAGCTCTAACACTTTCTCAAAATACGGCCGTAATTTCCGAAGTGCCTTGAATCTTTTGGCCTGATGATTTTTAAAACTGCTGCTTTCATCAAGAATAAGCATATTAAACATCTTAGGGCGCCAGTGCAGCTGCTCCATAAGCCAGACCACATTATCGCGATTGATAATATAAATATCTGCCTCGGCTTTCAGCGCCATCCGGCGTTCGCTGGCTGTGCCCAATATCTTTGATATCTTAAGCTGCTGCGTTATATCCCATTTTTTTATCTCGCTGTCCCACGTACTTTCTGCAACCTTTTTCGGCGCAATAATCAGAACTTTAGACACCGAAAAGTAATCCCATAGCAAATGTGTTATCGCAATAAGGCTGCAAGCCGTTTTGCCAAGACCCATGTCTAAAAATAGTGCCACCGCCGGCAACTCCAGTATTTTTTTGATCGCAAACTCTTGATAGCTATGCGGCTTAAACACGTCAGCCATTTCCAACATCTCCAGCTGATACAGAAGCTGCAACAACCGCAGTTTTCAATTCCATAATCACCTTATCTACGCGTTCATAGCAGTCAACTATCCTGCAGTCGGCCCCCATATCGCACAATTCTTTGATTTTCATGCGCTGCTGCGGCCGCAAACAGCCACCCGGTTTTTTTACTTCTACAAGCATGTATATAGCTGTAACCAGTGATTCTAGCCCTGTAGGTACCACGACCAGACGATCAGGCACACCTGCATTACCCGGACTTACGAATTTATATGCCTTACCCCCCAGCTCTTTCACTCGTTTGCACAAATACCGTTCGACATCTTTCTCTGTCCTCTCCACACGCACACCTCCTGCATTTTTCAGGTGTAAACAAAGCGTACACGAAAATGGCCCCTATATATATATAAGGCTATTACGCGCGTGCGCGCGCCTGTACGCCTGTTATTATTATTAAATTATCTTTATAGTAATATATTTTGTTTACATTGTTTGGCATACCACACAATCCCGCTTAAAACTGACCTTTCAACCGAAACAGACAGTGTAAACACAGACTTCGTCTTGTTTTCTCCGTTTACTCTTTTCCTTAGCTTTTGCCGAACTCTCAAATTTTTTTTGTTTACACTGTTTGTTCTGTTTGGCTTTATCTCACTAAAGTATTTCGTGTTTACGGCCTTTGTCTACATCTCTGTTTCGCCTAAATTTGTCCTTCGTACAAAGGCACGCTGCGTTCCATACAATTTTCCAAAACGCAAAACACCCTTCGATCTTTCCCAGCCCTGCATATTTCGCATGATACTGTTTATCTCTCTAGATGCTAACCCGCTAAGATCCTTCAGTCGCCCGCCAAGCACTTCACACCAAATCTCAGCCGCACAAACCTTATAACGCTGCACTGTACCTAGCTCAGTAAGCTCATCACTTTCCAAAAAATCCCGGCGTTCATACAGATCCAAACTATCCCAGTTCTCCGGCAGCAAAGTATCAAGGTATTCCCGCACCAGACCGACTTTCTCGGATTCCTCTGTATGCGCTGACTGTGCCTTAACGGCTTCTTTAGTCATTTCTTCATCAAGATACAGGCTTTCTCCCTGCTGCCACAAATAATAAGCCTCTGCCCAAACCTGTGCTACTTCTGCCTCTGTAAAATCCTTAAAGCTTTTATTGTGTACCCCGCCGACGGTTATGGGCCAAAACCTTCTGTTGCCAGTTCTATCCCTTAAAAACTCTGTTTCATTCGTAGTCCCATAAAATACGCACTGCCGCGGGAACGACGCCGTTCTACGTCCGTACGCTACGCGGAATATATCTTCCGACTTCGATAAAAACTGTTTTACTGCTTCTGATTCAGCCTTTCTCGTAGCATACAGCTCGCCTAATTCTGCTATCCAAACTCCGTGCAACTGTTCATAAGCTTCCTTCCCCTGCACGCTGGTAAGACTGTCTGAGAACCATTCCCGGCCGAGTTTCTTCAGCATCGTGCTCTTACCAATACCCTGCGGTCCGCAGAGAATTATCACATTGTCAAATTTGCAGCCAGGGCTGAATACCCTTGCTACCGCAGCTACTAAATGCTTACGGGTCACGGTACGTACATAATCCGTATCATCCGCTCCAAGATAATCTATCCAAAGGGTATCTACTCTCGGCGTTCCATCCCACTCTGTAGCCTTAATATAGTCACGGACCGGGTGAAAATGGTTGCGGGTAAAAACCTCCGCACAGGCATCGGCTATGATTTGAGCACCCTTAATGTCATACACGCTACTCAAGTAATTTCGCAGACAGCTATCGTCTGTATCGCTCCATGGAGCGCCCTGTTTAACTGATCTCCAGGGCATACTGTCCAGAAGCACCGTCCGGAAACTGAAATCGTTATAGGCAACTTTACCAGATAAATTAGTATCATTTTCCAAAATTATCCGTACATTCTTTGGCGTTGATTCAATCTTCCCGGTTTTATAATGCACATCCAGGTTGCTCATCCAGTCTATATCTGCAGGCACATCTCCAAAATCGTCACTTTCTTCCAGCAGCTTTTTAGCCAGTTCGGTTTTAACGGCATCGTCTTTCATTGCGAATTCCTGCATTGCGCCATAGCTCGGCAGGTTGTTTATTTTAGTATCGACTTCAATGTCAACATCTTTGTCACCGAAAAGGTGCAGCCGAACAAGGTCAAAACTGTTTACCAGCTTTCCGCTGACGGGATCGGTACCATGATGGCTGTATGCAAATTTACCATCTTCATACACAACAAGTCCGCCTGACGTACTTCCCTGTTTATAGGTATAGCGACCTTCACTGCAAGGCTCATACACATCATTAAGGAAGCAGTCTATCGTATCCTGTACTGAATAGGTTCTGCAAAAAGCGCCTATTGCTCCAGGTTTCTCGTAAGGATCGCCTTGCTTTTTAGCAGCTACCTGCCGCATCTTATTTGCCCTCGAACTCTCTGGCCACGTCGAAGTATCACGCCAGTCATCGTATGCAGCAAGCACATCGTCCGGATCCAAACAGTTCTCGCTATCGTTAGCGAAAAATACATACTCGCCATCGGCAGAAGTACTTGGCCAGTACATCAGCCTTTCAGCTTCATAAGTAGTATCGTCAAAAAGGTCCATTCCAATATCATCAGCGATACGCCGGGCAATAGCCTGATACGCATCCGGCTGCACAGCTCTGGCCAAAGGGATCACAACGCGCAGCCGCGGTTTCTCCGGTGTATGCTTATGTGTTGAATAGACTGCGTAACAAACATCGCCAAGCACCAGATCAAGGATCGTCATAAAACTACTGTCTGCAAAATCTGCGTCCAGCGTGACCAATTGCCGCTTAACTACATTGCCGGCAATACGGCGGCCATTTTTGATATAACCGCCAACAAAACCACCAACGTCCTTTATTTCGTCTTGCCGAGACTTTGACAACTTGGCATATTCGGCCGCACTCTCACGGGTCCTGGTAGTAACTCGAAGCTTGTCCAGAATATCCGGCCAACTAAGTTCTTTATTTTTCCATTGCTTAGCCTTACGGCTGCCGCCGACAGCTATAGTAATTTTTGCAGGGATCATATCGCATTCCTCAGTTCATTCTTTCCGCTGCCTGTATCTATATCACAGGTATTTATCTTTAACTTGGCTTCCTTGGCCCATTCTATTACTGCTGCATTCAGTTCAGGATTTTTGGCAACCGGTCTGTTTTGGTTGAGTTTAGCCTGCCTGATTTCCCCGCCGGCCACTTCAATACAAACTAATAATTTACCTTCATCATCAGTCATAACCGCTATAGTGCATTTGCCGGCAAGCGCACGTTCAGCATAAGAACCTACACAGTTATGCAGTTTATTCCCTACCATGCGCAGTTCATGCGCGGTTTCCGGAAGAAAGAATTTCAATCTGTCTTTCTGCATCGCCAAACGCTTTACTACATGTTCCGGTATCTGCAACGAATAATCTTTATTTTTCTGTGCATCCCATTTTTCTACCAGCCAGTCATGCATTTGTGCGATAGAAGGTTTTTCTATCCATAAAAGTTCCTGCGTTTCAGCTGCAAGCTTAAAATACATTCTGCTGCAATCATCTATATCCGAAGGGCTATAATGCTTAATCAGAAAATAAGCTGCATTCTTTTTATATCGGTCTGAAGCAATCTTCAAAAAATTCAAACCTAGTTCTGCAAACGCATAAGCTCTCTCTATACGCAGCCCCAGTTCCCCGACGCTGGCAAGAGCGCCAGCCAATAATAACTGCTCTTTGTAATCTGCTGATATCCCTACAGCCGTTTTTAACCGGCCAGCTTCTAAAAGTCCGCCTTTGGCAATAATTTTTCTAAAAGCCTTTGTATCACGAAGCCCCATAACCTTTAATGCACTTTGCGGATAAGACAGTCCGGTATGCGTCTTAGCTATCACTTCCTCTAAAAAATATTCCAGCGATACCTTATCCATATAATGAGCTTCTACAAAACCACGGTAATCGCTGCGCCACGAACGATCATTAAAGGCCGTTGGTAGATTGGGCGCATCCGCCACGGCCAAACGCCAGGCAATATTACTCAGAGGGAAAATAAGCGCGCCCATCGAACTGCCTGCTGGTACATGCATAGCTTTTAACTTGATATTATGAAAGTCTTTAACCTTTTTGCTAATAGCACTGCGCAATTTAAGCAGCATATTCGCGAAATCTTTTTTATTGTCTTTCCAGGCGATGCTGCTATGAGTAAGATATCTTAAAACAGATTGTTCTCTAAACTCACGCTCCAATGGATTAGATATTTCGTATTTAACATCATCCTTGGTTTCAAAATAAGATTTTCTTTTACGGACATCAAACATCACTGTTTCGTAACAGCGCTTTTTAATAGCACAAAAGCGAATATCGTCAAAAGTCACTTCTGTATATGAAATTCTCAAACTGATATGATTCTTATACTCATAAAGCGATAAAATCATTTTTTCAGGTATACCTACCCCGATGTCATGCGCAAACCCTTTATGTTTGGAAGATCCTCTACATCCCGGGCAGTTAAAATAATTACCGTTCCAGGTCTGCCAGCCATTAAAGCATGTATACCCCCACCTTGCGGTGAAGGTTTGCTCGCAGGTAGTACAGTAATGCGCATAAATGTTGTCATCCTTATAAGGTCCTTCACCTAAAGCAACAGGCGCCTGAATAAAGTCAAACATTTTAGGAATTACGATTTTTGCAAGTAAAGTCCCCATCATGGGCACCCCCTAACCTAAAAGATCATCAATATCTATTTCTGTTGCTTGTTTCTCTGGTTCTTCGTCAAACAAATTCTGATCCAGTTTTTCTTCCTCAGTTTTATCTGCGTCCGGAGCTGTAACTTTTGCTTCTGCCTTCTTGCCTCTCGAAGACTTTTTCTCTGGTTTCGCTGCTGGTGCTGGTTCCGCTTCTTTTTTTACCGGTTTTAATTTTAGATAAAGCTCACACTGCCGACGCTGGTTATCTACATAACCCTCCAGCTCCCGGCGTTCTTCATCCGATAAAATACTGGTGTCCTTAGCGATTTCATCCTGCATTTCTTTAAAAATCTTTATTTGATTCTCAACTGCGCTAAACGTATTTGACATAATATATCAATCCTTTCTGTAATAAGGTGTTGTATAGCCATCTGCATCAAGCTTCAGGCCTCTATTCCAGGAAACATTTTCAGACATTATTTTTATTACTCTTTCCAACTCACCGGCCGCTGGCTCAGCTTCAATGATCACTTCATCATGTACGTGCATAAGTATTTTATATCCGGCCGCGTCCAGTTTCAGCATTGCTTCGGCCAGGCAATCTCTTGCCGTGGCCTGCACAATATTTTCAACCAATTTGCCGCCATACGTCTCCAAGCGGCACCAGCTTTTATTGTTTTGATTTACACCTAGATAAGTAATAGATGTTCTACCCATATTATTTTCTTCAAGTCTGGGCTTTGCATAAGCTATGCGGCGCCCGGATGGAAGCCGGATAAAAAGCATGCCAGCTTCAAATTGAAAAGCAATACCGTGCCGATACTGAACAGTAGTTCTTTTGCCAATCACTTCTTTGACCGCAGCCTCCACGTCCCACCAGAACTGTACTATTTTCGGACTGGCCTTGCGCCATTTTGTCACGATATCGGCCAGTTCATCATCAACAAGCCCCATCTTGTCAGCACCCATTTGCTTTAACGCGCCGACACCGCCCTGATAACCAAGCGCCAATTCTGCAACTTTGCCTTTCTGGCGTAACGTACTGCCCTTGGTAACAGATTCTATCGGAACGTGGAACATCTTAGACGCCGAGGCTTCGTAGATCTTGCCAGTGGTAGCAAATACTTCCTGCCGCCATCTTTCTCCGGCCAGCCACGCAATAACTCGCGCTTCAATAGCTGAAAAGTCTGCTACTATAAAAGTTTTGCCGGGTGACGCAATCAGCGCTGTCCGGATCAGCTGGCTGAGCACATCTGAAACATTAGGATAAAGCAGCTCTAACATATCAAAGTCGCCATTTCTTACAAGATTTCTGGCGTCATCCAGATCCGGCAGATGATTCTGCGGCAGGTTATGTACCTGTACAACACGGCCAGCCCAGCGGCCGGTACGATTAGCTCCATAAAACTGTAAAAGTCCGCGTATCCTGTCATCGCTGCAAGCAGCCCCGATCATTGCTGAATACTTTTTTACTGAAGTCTTAGAGATAAGCAGCTTCAGCTGCAATACTCTTTTTATGTTTGCAGGCAAATCACTCTGCAGCATTTCTTGTGCTATACTTTTTGTCAGGCTCGGCATTCGCACCCCAGTAGCAAATTCTAACCAGCTCTTGATCTGGGCGACACTATTTGGATTATCTAAACCCGTAATATCTTTCAACTGCTGCAAAGCATCCTGCTTTATCTGTTCATCAAATTTAATAGCATTCTCTACCAGTGTCCGGTCGATAAGGATACCAGCACTGACGATTTTTTGATCAAGCTCCCAAAGTCGCTGTTCTTTTTCATTTGGCCGAAACCGCGATAATTTATTCAGCACATTCCGTTCTACTTCTACGTCCTGGCCGCAATACTGCTTAAATAGCTCCCACTTGTTGCTATCATGCTGCGGCAAATTCCTAAGCCGGCCACCGTTTGTTTTAGTAGGTTTACAGGGCTTACAGAAATACTCTATCAAACGCCGCCCGATGGACATTTTCTGTTTGTCATCAGGAAAATTCAACGCCTGAGCCACACCAGCCAAATATCCGGGTAAACCTAAAGTCAAAGCAAGCACCGAAGTGCAGGCCCATTGATTCGCATTGAGCTGCTTCTTGAAATACTTAGCAAGGCACGTCATTTCAAAGTTAGCATTATATGCAGTTTTCAATACATCCGGTGAAAAAAGAGCCCGCAGCACATCTGCGGGCAGTTTTTCACCTTGAGCAAGGTCAACAACCTGCACCGGTTCTTCATCAAACGCAAAGCCAAATAAAAGTATTTCAAAATCAGGAGCATCGACGTAAGCATAAGTTCCAACTTTTTTTATGTCCCTTGATGAATAGGTCTCAAGGTCAATGCTTAGTCTGGTCATAGTTCTTAGCCTAACAAATCATCTGCGGCTGCAGAATCATCAAAATCATCATCCCAGTCTTCATCGCGAACGACGCCACCACCAAGAGGCTCACCATCAGTTAGTTTTTGCAGGCCCATAAGCCCCGCAGATACGCCGCGATTACCCTGGTTATCATAAATATAGAAGTTGATAATAGCCCGGCCATAGCAGCCGCTGTAGAGTTCCGATTCTTCGGTGATTGGCGTTTTATCGGCATACACAATAGCGGGTTTTCGAGTGCTCGATACGTTCATAACATAATGACCTGCGCATTCCGGGCCATATGGTTCACCGCCGTTTGGGGTTACACCGTCGCCATCATGCAGGGTAGTTTTCAGCTGCGACGGCAGTTTTTTCCCTTTTTCTACCCAATTGTCTTTCGCAGCTTGAGCTGCCGCCTTCATTTTTGCAAGTGTCGCGGTATCGGATTTAGGGATCAAAAGCATAACGCTGTATTTTTCTACACCATTTTGATCCGCGCGCGGATGAAATGCATTTACATAAGAAAATCTAACTCTGCCTGTAGTGATTTGTGTTTTTGCCATAATAATTATTCCTCCTCAAATTGGTCAATAATAGATTGTTCGGGCGCCCATTCAGGGCGTTTATCCTGTTCAGTTACTAACGTTGGTTTTCCCGGCGGTTTTTCAATAAGGCCTGCCGCCAGTTCCCTAAATTTTTTCTTACCTGTCAGAGACTCCAAGTCTGTAAGACTACGAAGTTCTGTTGGTTTATAAATAGTTTCATCTGCATAGCCCTCATTGCGCAGAATTTCTGCCAGGATCTCTGAATCAGTAATTTTACGGTTACTGCGTCCCTCAACCAGTTTCATACCAGGCCACTTCTTACCAGTGTTGACAGCTGCATCAAGCGCGTATTTTTGCAGAGCATCTATCCACTTCGTAAAAGTGCCGGCGCGCATCAGTATATCTGAAACTTCAGCATCTGAGAGCAAGTCGGCTTCAGCAAATGCGTATTTAGCAATTTCAAGATTGTACTCTGCTAAATGCCTGCAGGTAGCCGACGCCCTGCAGAACCTGCAATGATCTCCAGCCCCGTATTCGCCTTCGCCTTTCATCGCCATTTGAGCTGTTACTTTTACAGCTTCGCCCCATGCAAGCAGTTCATTAAGTGTCAGCGTTTCAGAGCTGATACTGTCCAATCTTGGCTGCACGATCGTCATGGTAACATTTTTAAACTCATATAACAGTCCAAAATTGTTGTAAGCCCCGAGACTATATAAACGCATTTGCGAATTATTTTCAGCTGAAACAGGCACACCCTTGCCGTATTTCAGGTCAATCACCTCAATAGTGTCACCGGCGATAATTATCACGTCACCGGTACCAAATCCCTCTGGTACCCAGGGACTGAAATCGAGTTTCTGTTCTATAAACAGATAGGCCCGCCCATTATTTTCAGCTTGTAAGCATGAATAGCGTTCCCAAACAGTATCTACATAGTCAGAAATATAGTCGTTCATACTTACGGAATATCTTGGATCAGCCTCTACTGCTCGCAATCGTTTTTCATACTCATCCTGCAAAATTTCAAGATTTAGGTACCGCAACCGAATTTCTGCCACCTCATGGCCCAGAGTGCCTTCTGCTGCGTACTCACTGCCTTTATCCGGGAAATGGCTTTCCAGTCTTGCAGAAGGTGGGCAGTTCAACCATTTGCTACTGCCTGATGCACTTAAAAAGGCGTGAGCACTCATAGTCCTTTCACCAGCTCGATCAGTTCAGCATATTTTTCAGCAGGGGTATCGGACAGCTTAGTTCCACCTACCTTTTGGAAGCATTCAGCCAGTTTGGCTTTTTTATCAGGATTCTTTTTGATAAAATCCATGCAGGCAGCTTTAACATCATCCATAGTAAGAGCCTTTTCCACTTCTTTATCTGGCGCTGGCGCAGCAGCTGCAGTTTGTTCTGCTGTAACTGCTGGCGAGAATACGCCTTCATCCTTTACAGCAGGTACCGATTCAGTAACAGCTTCAGCTGCCGGAATAGCTTTTGCTGCTTTTGAATTTTTCCTGCTGCTTTTTGTGGGTGCAGTATCCTCAGCAACAGAGTGGCTGGTAGCTGTAGCCCCTGCTAAGGCACCTACCGTAGCCTGCAGTGCGGTACTAAAAGCACTAAAACAGTTAATCAGTGCCGGTGTTTCCTCGAATTTTACATTTACATTTAAGTTGATATCCATATTATTTTTCCTCGCTTTCAAAATTATGCTATAATGTAGACAATACAGGTTGTTCACTGCAAAATGTATTAACCTTTGAGCTATCGAAGTTGCCGCTTCGATAGCTCTTTTCTTTTAATTCATTCCGGCAACTTTGCACCAGAGCCATAAGCCTGTAAACACACCAAACCATGTTCCAACAGCAATCACCGCAATTTGATAACATAACTCTTTCCACATCTCACCACGCCCTTTCTAAAAACATTCCCAAAATAATCAGTGATGCTGCTATCAGGATCTTAGGAAAAATTTCACTCTCAGCAAAAAAGTACCAAATATAAATGCCTAGTGTTTTCACGATATAGCCCCCCCAACAGCTCTTTTGTCCTTTTCCGCAGCATTAACCATAGCTGTCAGATAAGCTAAGTCATCAAACGAATAACCATTATTCCCCAACTCGAGTTCTAAACATGCTATGCCGCTATTAAAAGACTTTAGAGATTCAATTAAATCCTCTAAAATATGCGCTGGAATTTTACCAGAAACAGCCTGAATCGCTTTAGCGTATGCGTTTAAGCTTTCCAGCTGTGTAGATCTGTCTGATATCAAATTAAATATTTTCTTGGGCAGTTGTTCCGGCATTATCTATTTCACCTCCTCCTTTAAACAATGCCGCCTCTGGCGTTTTTTGCCAGGCTTCAAATTCAGCCTGTAAACCTGTATCCTTAAAACGTCCGTCCGGCAACATCAAGTCCTTTAATCGCGCTACTACATATTCAGCCAACCCCAGAGCAGCATACTCACTTATTTGGCCGCCACTATCTCCTATTATTTTTAACTTACAAGGTTTCAATATCGCGCCTCCCTTCTTTACTACAAAACTGCTACCACTCCAGCTTTTTTAAATAGATTGACAAAATAAAGTTGTCCTTTTCCAGTAACCTTTGTCGTCTTAGTGATCTTCATGCTCACAGCTATGCGCTTTTAAGCAGTTCATCGAGAGTGCAACCAAAAAAATCTGCAACTTTTTTTAAATTGTCCACACTAGGGCTAACCGACTGCCATTTATAAATTGTTCCGCTCCCAAACCCTAGATCTTTCTCTAACTGATTAATACTGATTTTCTTACTTTTGCATAAGTTTTTGATACATTCATAAATCATTAATCTCCCTCTTTCTATTTTTTACTTAGGAAAATATTCAGTTTTTCATTGACAATTTTCTGAAAATATTCTAATATTGTGGGTACAAAGAATATTTTCGGTCGCCACCGAAATTATCAAAATTAATAATTCAACATGAAAATTTTCCACCTACACCTTTATTTTACTGGAATATTTTCTTGTTGTCAATGGTTGCATGAGAAAATTTTCATGTTTTTTAAAGGAGTTTTAATTATGTCTATCAAAGAAACTGTTCGTAAGCTTGCACAAGAGGCTGGTACCAGCCTACCAAAGCTCGAACTGGAATTAGGCTTCGGTGCAGGCACTATATCAAAATGGGATAAATCAGCCCCCAGTGTCGATAAACTGAACGCCATTGCAGATTACTTTAATGTCACTGTTGACTATTTGCTTAGCCGCGATAAACCGGAACAGAAATCGTCAAAACCTAAAGATCTTAGACGCTTACTTGATGAAGAAGAAATTACTCTCAACGGCCGCATGGTAAGTCCTGAAGATAAAGAAAAAATGCTCCGAATAATCGAAGCACTTTATTACGACGCTAAAGAAGAAAATAAGAGAAAGAGCTGATCGTTATGGCCTATAATATACCGTTGCGCGTACGCAACCTTATTAAAAAGGCTGGTAGCAGTGACCCCTACGATATAGCACGGTTTCTAAACATAAAAATAAAAACCGTCAACATGCCTGAACATGCTAACGGTTTCTGGCGGCGAGTATTACGCCGTAAATATATTTGTGTTAGTGATCGTCTCGAGGAGTGGCAACGTAAAGCTGTCATCGGGCACGAACTCGGCCATATTATCTTGCATCCAAAGTATAAATATTTCTGCTTGGACAGTCGTACTTACTACTGTTCCCAACGCCACGAAAACGAAGCCGATTTTTTTAGTATTGAATTATGTAGTTACTCTATGGACAGCGAAGAAAATTTTATAGAATTATTTCTCAAAGAAGGTTGGAAATAACCAAAGCTATAGTAGTTTATTTTTTTACCCACAGTCATTTGCTGTAATTTAAAAACAATTAAGTTAGATAATAATTTTCCATTTTGAAAGAAGGCTGGAAATAATGTCAAACAGCGCAGGATGTTTATATGTATTAGCCTGTATCGGAGTTATTCTTCTTACCGTAAATCTTTTTGGGGAAGGCGGCTTTAGCGCAACTATCGCGGGTATAGCTGTATTTGCAGTAACTGTAATCGCTATAACTGCTTCAAGTAAGAAATAAATTATGGAAGCAATTATATGAAAAAATTAATGTTTTAGCGTTCCCACTTACACCGGCATTATCCGCAACGTGCTTTGCCTATATCATGAATGGGTAATGAGCCTGTATCAAATGCTGGTGCTCTGAATTTCATGGTAAAATGCAAGAATTTTCAAATCAGTGCAATTGCGGTCACTGGAACACCGATCACAATAGATGACACACATTATATAAATTCTATTAATAAAAAAAAGACCGCCCCTGCGCCAACATGAACGGTAGAAAGGAGATGATTGAGCCTTGACCAAGAAACCTATACTTACTTCAAAAGAATTAATTGATCATATGAAAGCTAAAGGCATTAAATTTAATATAGTTGACGAAACAGACGCCCAACACTTTTTAGATGAACATAATTATTTTTTTAAGCTATCTGCATATAGAAAAAACTATGTCAAATATCAGAGTGGTACAAATAAAGGCAAGTACATTGATTTAGATTTTGCCTATTTAAAGGACTTGTCAACAATTGATATGCACCTTAGACACTTATTGCTGGAACTTTCCCTTGATATAGAACATGCAATCAAATTAACTTTAATCAAAGATATTGAAAGTAATCCAGACGAAGATGGATACAACATAGTTTCCCAATATATTGCAAATCATAACTACATTTTTGATATAAAAAAAGCCAACTATTGCAAGGCTATTGTAAAAAAACATACTACTGGCAATCCTCCGCCAAATTGTCCTATATGGTCATTTTGTGAAATAATTTCATTTGGTGAGCTAACAAGATTATATGATCTATACTATAAACTTTACCCCAACCGGCTCCCAATAGATCCAACATTTATATATGCTATAAAAAACATTAGAAATGCCGTTGCTCATAATAATTGTCTTATAAATAATTTTTTAACTCATGAAAAGATAGTCCCTAGTAAGAAAGTTTCCAATATGGTTTCTAAAATTTCTTATATAAAAACAGACTTAAGGAAAAACTCTCTTCAGCATTATTTTCTTCATGACTTTGCAGCGTTATTACATTGTTATTCCATATTGGTTAAAAGTGAAAAGTTAAAAGAACATCAGTATAAAAAAATAAAAAAATTATTTTACATTAGAATGATAGAACACCGATGTTACTATAAAAAAAATAATACTTTAAGTAGTACATTCAAATTCTGCCACCTATTAATTAAAAGTTTATTAAGATAATTTTCTTGACACCCTACAAACTTATGAGGTAAAATCATATTACCAACAAAACCTTAACGGTTTTATAGGGTGCCTATCTTCGGATACGCACCCAATTTTTATTTTATAACAAAAAGACCGCCCCTGCGCCAACAGGAACGGTCACGTAATGCCCACCACCATAGCGAGCTGATTACTATAAATATTATAGCATATCAGCTCTGCTACTGCATACTCAAATTACAGTAAAGGAGCTGATTTTTTATGCCACAAGCAGTTATCTACGCCCGTTATTCGTCCGGACATCAAAGAGAAGAAAGTATTGAAGGGCAGATTCGTGAATGTACAGATTTTGCCTTACATAATGGTCTGACAGTCATATCCCATTATATTGACCGAGCCATAAGTGCTAAAACAGACGATCGTCCAGAATTTCAAAAAATGATAGCAGACAGCAACAAAAAAGCATTTGATACTATCATCGTATATACTTTGGACAGATTCGCACGAAACCGTTACGACAGCGCCGTCTATAAAGCTAAATTAAAACGTAATGGCGTCAAGGTATTATCTGCCAAAGAAAATATTACGAGTGACCCGTCTGGAATCATCCTTGAAAGTGTCCTGGAAGGCATGGCTGAATACTATTCTGTAGAACTCGCCCAAAAAGTAAGACGTGGAATGACTGAAAATGCATTAGCCTGCCGTTGGGCCTCCGGAAGAATACCATTCGGTTATACTATTGATGCAGAAAAACATTTACAAATTAACGAGCCCCTTGTTCCCATAGTACAAAAAGCCTTTGAAATGTACGCCGCCGGAAATAAAATAGTAGATATAATTAAGTACGTTAATAGCTGTCACGTTGTCACCGGTATGGGAAATAAGTTTGGGCGCTCCAGTTTAGATCGTATGCTCCGGTCTGAAACTTATATTGGAGTATTTCGATGGGCAGATATCCGCAAAGAAAATGCTGTGCCGGCAATAATATCCCATGACCTTTTTTACAAATGCCAGGCAAGGCATAATACGGCACGTCATAAAAATACTGCCCGACCCTCAGAACTATATTTACTGTCCAGCAAAATACGCTGTGGCTGCTGCGGTAGTGCCATGGTAGGTATGAGCGGGAAAAGCCGTAACGGCAACCTATATCATTACTATTCATGTTATTCAACTCGTAGGCACACTACAAAGTGCGATACCGGGCATTTGCGTCGTGACAAATTAGAACAAACTATCGCTGATCATGCTGCAGCAATTTTAAAAATCCCAGAAAATTTAAATATCATTTCGGAACAAGCCATAAAAGCAAATACTGAAGCTAAAAATTACCATCTCGAAAGCATGATCAAACAGAAAAAAGATATTTCTAAAAAACTGGACAACTGCATGAAGGCCGTAGATAAAGGGCTTGTGTCAGTAACATTAATGGAACGCATCAAACAATATGAGGCTGAATTGGAATCTCTTGAAAAAGATATTTCCCTTGAAAAAATAAAAACTAATCCCTTTACTGTTACCAAGCAGCATATCGCATTTTTTCTAACCAAATTTGCAGAATTGGAAGGAACAGAATTTAGAGAACGCATTATATCAACTCTGGTAAGGGAAGTCCTCATAAAAAAAGAAAAAGACGGCAACTATTCAGTCACCGTCAAATATAACTACGTCCCCACAAATGAACTGCCAAACGAAGAATCTTATCCTGCCGACAGACATATTGGTTCGCAAAATGTTGAATTGGTGGAGACAAGCGGGATCGAACCGCTGACCTCTTGA